GTCCGAATTACCCGCAGGCGGGGGTGGCCCGGGAAGGACCCGCGAGAATGAAAATCAAGTGGTGCGACGCGTCTTCATGGCCATCGCCATGGAGGTTCGCAGGTGGGGCTCGAATCGCTCAGCTGTGACCCTTGCCGCTATGCCCGGCACATCCAGGCGCTGGCTGTACGAAGTGCGGCGCACGAAGATGGCCAGCGGCTTGATCGAAGAGCCCGCCGCACCAAACGAGGTGCGCTGCCAGATGCCCAACGGCAGGCGACCATCGCCGGGCCGGCCGACGAAGTAGACGATGCCACGGGTGCCCTTGCGCACGTTGTCTTGGGCCAGCGCCTTCTTGCGCTTGGCCGTGGTGTTGGCGCTGTAGCCCTGTTCACCGAACGCCCTGAAGTAACTCAGCAGCTGGACGATCTGCCCGCGTTGCATGTTGCCGTAGGCATCGATGCGCGCCGCACTGCCCGGCAGCGCCTGGTAGCCAGCAGGCAGCAGGCCAACGCGCTGCAGCGAACGCTCGAACGCCTTGAGCTTGCGAGACCCGCCCAGCACCTGAGGCGCCAGATAGTCTCGGGCATCGCTGCCACTGCCGAACGCCGGCCGGAAATCCACCTCGGCACGCAGTTTCGTTTTCGTCGCCGGGTAGAGCCTGAACCCGCGCATGGTGTACGGGTTGGGCCTGTCCAGCACGCTGGGCATGGCGCGCTCAATCTCTTTCTTGCCATCACTCGCGGTGCGCGTCAGGGCCACCGCTGTGGCGTAGGGCACTTGGTCGCCAGCCATCACAGCCCAGCGACCCACCACCCTCTCAAGGTCGCCACTGACGCTGAGGTTGAACATGGCAAAAAAAAGAGCCCGGGATCACCGGACTCTTCGTTAACTCTTTATTCGCGTGGGCGGAAAAACCGCACAGTGCCTGAAATCTACCATAAAGGTATATGACGTAAAAACTCCCCGTTGCTTTCAGGCCCGCCTGGGCGTGGCCACCGCCGCCCCATTCGCCGCACCCGCACGCTGCCGCGCCTCCGCCTTCGCTTCCAGCCACCGCTGGATCGCCAGATCCGCCACCTCGAAATGCCGCTTGATCGTCGACTCTGCCTTGTGTAGACGTCTGGACACCTGGTGAACCTGCAGGCCCTCCACGTAGTACAGCTGCAGCGTCAGGTACAGGTGCGACTGCGTCAGCTGCAGCGACTTGACCGCATCGTCCGTCTCGCTTGCCTCGATGTCGTTGATCGGCACCTGGTTGCTCGTGCTCGACGCCTGGCCACCGAGGCGCGCCAACACCGACGTGCGCGGGTACCCCAACCCGCCCGCCTCCTGCTGCTGCGCCCAACGCCCCCAGTTGTCCAGACGCCAGCTGATGTGCTCGATGCGCGCCATCAGCTTTGCCCCTGGGCCGAGGCCGTTGCGTCCGCCGGAGCAGGAGCAATAAAGCACGCGAACTTGGCTCCGTGCGTCACCGCCACCGACTGCCACATCGCGATCGCCGCATCGTTGGACGTGAAGGGCGTGCCCAGGACGCGCCCATTCTCGATCGCGTAGAAACACCCAGGCGTGCCAGACAGCGCCTTGCGGATCATCTCGTTGACGTACTGATGGCCCATCTCTCTGCGCAACCGATCCACGTACTCCGAGGTCATCGGCATCGTCTCCCGCATGCTCTTTGCCGCCGGTTTTTTCTCGCCGTCCATCCGTCCACCTCTTTCCATTGACATCACACACACACAAACCACGCACGCGCACGCGCGAACGCGCACCCGCCCCTGCGCACACCTGCGCGCCCCCGCATTACGTCCCGCCACCCACCCAGACCATGCAGCGGCTCAACCCCACAAAGCTCCCCAGAGCCCGGGCTGGCAGCCTCCACGCATGCGCGTGGACGCGTGGACGGCGGGCGGCGCTACGTCATGGCCATCCAGGCCGACTTCCCCGCCACCAGGCCAGCGCAGGTGGCGCGAATCACGCCTCCCCCAGCTGCGCATGCCCGGCGCGTTTGCCCCACCGTGAGCTTTTCGGGTGCGCCCACCCATCGCTGCTCAAATCGGCAAGTCATCGGCCCCTCCGTCCAGATCCGGCGGCGCATCGCCGGCATCACCTGCGCTGGTTTCAGCGCCATCAACCGCCCCGCCTTCCGGCGGGCGATCATCCTCATCCTCTTCGCTCAGCTCTGGCGGCCAGTTCTTCGGTCGTCGCCAGCCATGCCGGCGCGCGCCAGTGCTCTCCCGAGCCCGCACCCAGCCTTGGCTCTCCAGCCATCCCCGCACCTGCTGCTCCAGGATCGCCGTGCTCTTGGCCGCATCCGCACCCAAGGCCGCCACCAGCGTGTCCAGCGTCACAAACGTCGTGTATTGCGTGAAATCCGCCGACACACGCCCCTCGCCGCCCACACCACCCTCGCGCGTCAGCAGGTACAGCAAGCGGCTCTGCACGGCCGTCTCCACCAGCCGCTTGCGCTGCTCGGGCTCAAAAAACTCGATCTCCTCTTCTGGCGTGGGCGACACCGCCGCGCCCTCGCGCCACGTGGCCAGCGCCTCGGCAAACAACTGCCCGCGCCACTTGGCCAGCCAGGCCACACGGATGTGCCCATCCACCCACACCGGCCAAAACCGCCGGTTGCCCGTCAGGTCGTAGAGGTACTGGCGCTTGTTCGTGCTGCAGCCGATCACGCACTGGCGCGGGTGCGGCTGCACAAAGCGCCCGTAGGCACCCCGGAACCGGTCCACCTGGCTGCTGAAGAACTGCTTCACCTGCTCGCTGTCCGCCTTGCGCAGCGCCGTCAGCTCGCTCAGCTCGTACACCCACAGACCCTCCAGCTGCTCGTAGCCGTCCTTGCCCTGGCCGATGTCAAAGTGCGTGTCGCTGAAAAAGTCCTTGCCCGCCAGCGTCTTGAAAAACGTGCTCTTGCCCCGCCCTGGTGGGCCCTCCAGCACCAGCGAGTAATCGAACTTGCAGCCCGGGTCCATCACCCGCGCCACCATGCCCAGCAGCCAGAAACGGCCCACAGACTCAAGGTACCGCTTGCGCTTGATCGGCAACTTGGCAGGGTCCACCCCCAGCACATGCATCAGCCAACGCTCCAGACGCGGCTTGCCGTCCCACTCCTGCCCCTCCAGCCAGTCGCGGATCGGGTGGAATCGGTGCGCGTCCGCCACCGTGTCGATCGCCTCAGAAAGCGCCGCCCGGCTCGCAGGCTTGAGCTTGTACGTCGCGCTCAGCCAATCGCCCAGGCGCAGATCATCCGTGTCCGTCAGCGGCGCTGCATCCGGCCGCCATGGCCAGGGCCGCTGCGTGCACGGCGCGTTGCGCAGCTCATCAAAGCCCAGAACACCTTCCAGCGCCTGCGCCTTGCGCAATGCCGCGATCACCAGCTTGCGGTTCACACCAATGTCGTGGCGCTTGATTTTGAGAGACTGCTCCATGAACCGCAGGTGCGCTTCAAACGCATCACCACCGTCATCATCTCCATCACCGGGCCCATCATCTCCATCCCCGGCGTCAGCGGGGCCCTCGCGCGCGGGCGGTTTTGGCGGCTTGCCACCAGCTGCAGGCGCGTCGCCAGCAGCGTCCCCACGCGGCAGTGGCTGCGCACGCCCAAAGAACGCCAGCACCTGCTCGCCCGTCCAGCCGTCTGCATTGATCGCGTCCGCGCAGTCCCATCCATCCGGCGCCGCACCAGGCGCGGGTATCGGCAGCAGCTGCACCGTGCAGCCCTGCGCATCGCGCAACAGCGCACCGATCCCCAGCATCGCCGCCATGCCCGGCTGCTTTTCTTCCGGCAGCAGTGGCTGCGCCTGCTGCAACACCAGGCGCGCCGCCTCATCCGGTGTGGCATCGCGTTGCTCGCGGCTCAGCGGCACCCGCTTCGCGTCACAGTCCGGCCAGGCCAGCACCGTGCACCCCGCCAGCCAGCTCCAATCCGCCTTGCGCCAGGCCTTGCTGCCGCCCGGCCAGCTCGCCACGCAATACACCCCTGGGGTGGTGGCATCCAGCAGCCGCTGCAGCACGTCCGCCTTCTTCTCGCCCTCCACCAGCACCACCGTGCGCGCACCCGGGCTGGTTGCCCCAGGCAGGTACAACGGCCGAGGCTCCTCCCAGGTCTTCCAGTGCCAGCGGCTCGCGCCATCGCGCGCGCTCGTGCACCAGGTGTGCGGTATCGGGTCCTTGCCCCCGTCGCTCGTCAAGAAGCGCACCACGTAGCCGTACACCGCGCCGTCGCGCTGGTAGGTGGCCGTGTGCTCGATGTCCTCAGGCCGGCGCTGGTAGTGGTGGAAGGTGGGCTGTGGCGCATGCGGCGGCACCGGCACCACCACCTGCCAGCCCTCATCCGTCTTGGGCTTCGCTGGCGCGGCGGGTGGGGGTGGGGGGCGCGGCGCTGGGCGCGCACCATGCCCAGCTGCAGCGCCTGGTGCCGGCGCCTTCACATTGGCCACCTGCGCCAGCCCATGCTCGTGGGCCAATTGCACCGCTGCGGCGCCCGGCTTCAGCCCATGCACCGCGGCATACAGGCTCACAAGATCCGGGCCGCGGTCATCGCCCGCAAAATCCGCCCACTGGCCCGTGTTCAGGTTCACGCTGCAGCTGCTGCCCGTACCACCGCACAAGTCTGCGCACTGGTACTCGTGCCCACGGCGCGTGCCACCCGGCAGCCACTGCGGCACCAGCGTATCCGCCATCGGCAGCAACGCCGCCGCGAGGGCGGCAAAATCAATTCGGTCTGTCATTGGGCGTGCGAGGTTCTTTCGTCAGGCCTCGCACGCCGCCAGCGTCTCGTGCCAGCTGCTGGCCCTGGGCATATCGTCCAGCGCTTCCGCCAGGTCATACAGCGCCACCGGGCGCCTGCTGTGCTCCAGGCGGCACGTATCCACGATCCGCAGCTCGCCCGCCCGGCACGCGTTGTCCAGCGCCCGCCGCGTGGCAAGCCTGCCCGTGCCAGCCACCTCGGCAATCCGCCCCACGTGGCTGCGCGGCTCGGCCTTCACCGCATCCACCACCGCGCTGCGCACCTCGCCAGTCGAACCCCGTGGCCTCATGCGCACCTCCGCAAAAACGGCGCCTGCGGCACCATCCGGTCCGCTTCGCGCAGCTCCTGCAGGCGCGCCCGCTCGGCCGCCTCAGCCCGCACCGTGCGCACCCGCTGCTGCCACTGCTGGGCGTGCCACGCCACCCGGCAGCGGGCGGCCAGGTCGGCCGCCAACATCACCGGCTCGCCCAGCTGCTCGCGGCACTGCGCCGTATCCACCGTCGTGTAGTTCAGCTCATCCTCGCGCCGGCCGGAAAATCGGCCAAAGCGCCCCGTGGGCAGCACATACACCGCGCCGATCTCCAGCTCCGCGGCCACGGCCCTGGCCCGCGCCACCTGGGCATCTGTGGGCGCGCGCCTCATGCTGCGCGCCTCAGCGTGGGGGCGGTCGCCAGCGCCTCGATCCGCGCGGCCATCGCGGCCATGCTCCTGGCCGCCGCCACATACTGGCGCTGCAACTCCGCCTGCTCGTCCGCCGGCTCCACCGGGCGGGCGTCCTCATAGCCACAGGCACGCAGCAGCCAGTTCACCGCCGCGTGGCACCCGGCGTCGCGGCCCATGCGCAACACCTGCGCCAGGTCCTCGGGGCTCAGCCGCGCCTCGCGGTCCTCATTCAGGCAGTCCAGCAGCCGGCGGCGGGCATCGTCCGGCATCTTGCTCGGCCACAGCTTGGCGCCCACCACCTTGGGGCCGCCCGCAGCGGCGATCACCTCGCGCAGCGCGTCTGAAAAACTCTCGTGGAAAAGTTGCATAAGAGGGCACCCTCCGAAGCGTTACGAAAATTTCGGAACCGTTCGGATCGACTCCGACCGGGCAAAAAAAGAGACTGGCCACATGAACCAGCGCAGAAGATCTCCACCGCCGCCAGCAGCCGCCAAAGGCCGCGCACCTGCCCGCGCGCAGCCCGCCCAGGGAGACATGGGCTTGCCAGGACTCACAGCAATCGCAGCGGCCGCCCCGCAAGGCGGCGGTGGAAAAAAGACGAATGCCCCTCCCCTGCCAGAATGGAAGTCCAACCCACCATCCGAGCAAAGAAGGGGCACTCATGAGCCAAGACCTTGCACAACTGCGACAAGCCACAGCCCGGCTGCGAGCAGACCTGACAGCCACCAACCTCGCGCTGGCAGCCGTGCTCGCCAGCCTGAGCCCAGAGCAACAGCGGACCCTGATGGTCGAACTGGCCCGCCTGAGCGTGCGGCAAGAGCAGACCGGCGAGCGCACAGCCATGCAAGAGGCAGCAGCAGAGGTGCAACAGGCCACAGACCGCCTGCACCAGCACCTGGTGCGCTTTCTGGCCGCCCGATCCGCAAGATAGCCGTCAGCTCGGCCAGCTCGTACAGCCAAAGCGGCTCCAGAGCCGACAGGTCGGGCGCAGAAGAAGAGTTCATCTCAGGCGGCCTCGGGTTCGGGGTTGAAGGTGACGGCGTCATTTGCGGGTGCTGGGCCAGCCACCACCACGATGGACTCCGCTGCGGTGCCGGGGCGCTGGCCAGGCTGCAGGGAGAGCGCGGTGCCGGTGCGCACCACGTGCCACTCCACATCGGGCCGGAGCTCTTCGCAAGTGACCTCACCATTGGTGACCCGCTCGATGCGCGGGCAACGCTCGGCGGGAACCTGTTTTTTGCCGCGCACCCAGTTCGACACCACCGAAGGCTTCACACCCACTTGCCCGGCGAACTCTTTCGCCGAAATCTTGGCGCCCGAGCCGCCTTTAAAAAAATCTAGGAGGTTCATTCGCATGAGTATTAGACATGGGCTATTGTTTGTCAATAGCCAAAGTTCAATTCCCACGCTTGGCCCCCGTCGATGTAATCGATGGATGCTTACCGCCACAGAAATCCGCAAACAACGACTTGAAGAGCTCATCAGCCGTTACGGCAGCATCGCCGCGCTCAACGATGCGCTGGACCTTGCGAGGACCGACGCCACCCTTTCCCAGATCCGCAACGGGTCGCCTCACAGCAAAACCGGGAAGGCAAGGTGCGCACACGGTTCGTGTGCGAGGTCGCACGCGGCAAACGAGGGTGGGAAGTGACCAAACTGGCAGAGAAATAGCCAGCTTCAAAAAACTTAGACCTAGGCTATTGACAGACACTTAGCCACTGACTAATAATCGGGCCATCCACAACCGGAGGCCCAATGTCAACACCCGCAGTCACCCTCGTCAGCCAGCCCGCGCCCGAGCAGGGCGGCATCTTCATCTGCACCGTCCCCACCACGCCCAAGCGGCGTGGCTGGCACCTCTTCGCCGCCCCCGCCGATCTGCCCGAGCCACTGGCCTGGGGCCCCACAGACCGCGCACTGCCCGGCTGCGATGACGACCACGACGGCCTGGCCAACACCATCGCCATCGTCGCCCGCGGCGCGGCCTGCCCAGCAGCCCGCGGCGCGGCCTGCCCAGCAGCCCGCGCCTGCGTTGATTACCGCCACGCCGGCTTCGAAGACTGGTACCTCCCCTCGCGCGCCGAGCTGATCCGCGCATGGCTCGACGCGCCCGAGTCTTTCAACACCCAGGGCTACTACTGGTCCAGCACGCAGTACGGCCGCACCAACGCCTTCTACCAGGACTTCGAGTACGGCTACAGCGACGGCAGCAACAAGGACCACGCCCGCCGGGTCCGCCCTTTCCGCAGATTGTTCCTTTGATCCTTCGGTCCTTTTAGCGCCACCGGAGCCAACCATGCCCAACCCCAAGACCGAGCCCGCCAACGGCACCTGCGCCGTGGCCGACTGGCCCGCGCCCCCGCTGCGCGTCTGGCCGCACCGCACACCCGCCGCCCAGGGCGAGGTCGTGCGCAAACACACCGGCACCGCTTGGGCAGTGCCAGCAGATGCGCCTGCGTCGAAGAGCCGCCCCGCAGCCACAGCAACTCAGCCCGGGCCACTGCCATGAGTCAATTCATCCTTCTCATAGGCCACCAAGGCAGCGGCAAAACCGCGCTGGCGGCCGACATCGTCAAGGCCCTCGCACTGGACGGGCACAGCGCCGTCGCCGTGGACGCCGAGCAGGTCGCCAAACAGTGGTGGAGACGGTCTCGCCCCTCGATTGCCGACGCATTCGGCGCGGCCACCCACATCATCGTCGGACTGGAGTCCCCCCCGCAACCCCTGCCTGCCGGTTTTCCGCAGGAAGCGGACATCGTCATCCACCTGCCCATCACCGAGCCGGTATTGCGCCAGGCCAAGCACGCCGAGGGCAACCCAACCCACGCCGACCGCATCTGGGTAGACGTGGGCATTGGCGGCACCTCGCTCATGATCGAGCTGCGCGCCCTGGCCCGTGCCACGGCTGCAGCGCAAGCCGCCCAGCGCGGCGATGGTCTGGGGGTCTTCTGATGACCGCCGCCCTCAACTGGCTGCTCGCCGCCCTCATCGCCGCCGCCCTCTGCTGGCTCGGCCCCATCTACCTCGAAACCGCTGCCACCCAGCCCATCCTGGTGGACAACCAGATCGAGCACCACA